TTGTTGCATTTGTTGCATTTGTTGCATCATTTGAGCCATTTCTTGTGGAGACCTAATTAATTCTTCTGGTATACCTAGTTTTTTCGCAATATATTTTGCTACTTCATCTTGTTTAATCATAGCATTAAGTAATTGTGGACCAACTCTGCCTTGTATTAATCCTAAGAATCTATCAATGTTTACTACATCTGATTGATATTGAGCTTGTGCTAATGGACTAGAAGATTTAATTTGTACTTCTTTGCCATTAACAGTAGGTATTTCTATACGCCCTTGTTTTTTAAGGATGTATATTACTCTTGCTAATACTGGATTAACTAATTCTGCTTGCAATCTACCAAACGCTGCACCTATTTGCCTGGACAAATCAGCTTGACGTTCAGCTACTTCTGTTGCAGACATTGGTGTTTTCTCATTTGGATTGCCTAACATATCATTGTATAACGCTTTCTTAATATTAGTTCTCATATCACGCAATACTAAGTCAGATACATTAAAGTTACCTGCTTGTGCTATTGGTTGTAAACCTGCGCTACCTGCTGCTTTCGGAATAACTGTACCTGGAATAAGTGCAATGTTGTCAACATTAATGACTCCATCATCTTCCACTTGATACATACCTGAAATACTCATTTGTGCGTTTTCTAATATTAGTTCTACAACTAAGTTAGACGTTTTTATTGCAGGCAACGCAAACTGTAATGGTCCTCTGCCGTATGTTTCACCAGAACATTTAGACCAACGATACGTAATGTATGGATTACTACCCACACCTTTGTATTCTTCATGATATATTTTATGTTCATAGTCTTTAGCTATAGCACAAAATATGTTTACTTCTTCTTTAGTTTGAGAATAATCACGATACAATGTTTCGATAATAGTAATTTCCTTGTCGGGGTTTGCTTCCATATCCATAGCCATCTTGTCATTGTAGATTGGAGTTGCATACGCAAACGTAAGTTCTTTTAATCTCATTTTACGTGTACGGTACACCGCATCTACTTTGTCATCATGGCCACTTGTTAAACATACTTGTGGTAATGGAATAGCTTTAAATCTTACTGGTTGAACCGCATCGCCTTCTTCAACTAATAAAACTCCTGTGCCTAAAGCTATATCAAGAAATGTTTCATGCACTTCTTGAGAAAAGTTTGAGTTTTGTAATATTTCAAAAACATACTCAGTAACTTTATCTAAAGCTAGATTAGTTTCTTTTTGCATATCTTCTGGCACTTCTGTGCCTGCAACAAACTCAGCCCATCTAGCATAGTTAGGTACTATGCCTGATTGCAATCTACTTGCAAATTCTTGTACACCTACTACTGCTGTCTCATCAAAGATATGATCGGTTCTTCTTCTGCCTGGAGTTTCTTGAAAAAATGATTCTCTTTGTGGTAAAGCATATTCATAACATTCTTCAAATACAGACACCCATTGATCTTTTAAAGATTTAGCATGAGCATATTTTGCTAATATTTTTTTAGCAGGATTTTCTATATTTTTAACATTGACACTTGGTTTACTTTCAATCATTAAGCACCGAGAGTTCCTTTAGTTTGATACGTATCAGCAACATCAAAACCACTTCCGCCTTTCTTTTTACCAGCCATAAGACTTCTTCTGCCACGTCTACCTGCTGCTACAGCTTGAGATAGTTCTAATTGCTCTGCTTTTATTTGTTCTGCTTCTCGTCTTTCTTCTTTGAGAGCATCTCTTTGCGCACGCCTATTTGCTTCTCTAGCGTCTATTTCTTCTCTTGTTGGTCCTGGTATGCTAGGTGTTCCTGTACACATTATCTGTTTCTCCTATCATGGATATTACGCTTTGGCTTCACAGTATAAACATCAAAAGCTCGTTTTGCTACAAAAGGTTTACTTGTCTTTCCTCCAAGCACTAAACTTCTCCCTTCTCCTGCACCTAACAATAAATACTGCAAGGCATCATGTATGTGTGAAAACCTATTCTTGTTTGGCTTCTCATCATAGCGCTCACCACTTGTTTGTATACGCTTGTAATGATAACCACCACTAAATCCTTTTATCAAGTTAATACATTTTGGATCAATTAACAAGCCTGATTCTCCATCTGTCATTCTTGTTAAGGTTGCATTAACTGCTTCTAATCTAATTAATACATCATTTGAAGGTGCTGGTCTAGCGTTTATTCCTTTGGATCTTAGTATTTGAAAGGGTGTTGCCTCATCTGTTTGCACTCTGTGGTCTCCTGCTGGATCACCAAAGATGTGAAATGTACGTGGCGCATACAATGCCATGTGTTGTTTTAACAAATCACTATACCTTACAATACCCATATCCTCCGCTACCAGCTCATCCAACAATACCCATCTACCACGTATGCGTTGAGCAAACACACAAGCTGGAGTCAATCCAAAATCTATTCCCATGTAGATTGGTAACTTATCTGCAACCAAACAATCACTCCTGGCTACATGCACATCATGTCTAAAGGAATCATAAACAGGCTTACCATCTTCAATAAGTCCAAGTTTATTAAGGACATACACGTCTATCCAAGACTTGGTCTTACCTCTAATAATATTAGGATAATAGTTTTTGGTAAGGTTGTTTATATTCTCTGCTTCGTCATTACGTTCGTATCGATCTACTGTTTTGTCTTTACCTATAATCTCATCCATTGCTGGAGGTTGATTAAAGAAAGTCCAGTTATCAGGCTTGACTAACATCTTCGCTTCTTGCTTGGTGAGGTAGTCTGGCAATACAGTCTCCCCTGCAAGTATAGGCCACCAATGTTCAGTATCAGGAGCATTGGTATCACAAATAACGCCATACCAGCTAGGACCACCATCACGCATAGACGGATAACGGCCAACACGCATAGTACAAGCATCGATGATAGACTTTGGAATCTCTCTTGCTTCATTTACCCATGCTCCTGTAAGTTCAAGTGATAACAGTTTCTTAACATCATCTTGTCGATCTAATGCTAAGAAGATAACTTCTAACTCAATATCACCTTTTTTAATCATGTGCGTAAACGG